CGAAGTTTACCGTGACATGTATGAAGCGATGGGCGTGACTGACTTAGATCGGATTATGAAGGCTACTCCCGACCCACGGCCCGTGGACCCTGCACAAGAGAACATCAACGCTCTTGATATGTTGGAGTTACAGGCTTTTGAAGGTCAGGACCATCAGGCTCACATTATGGCTCACTTGGTATTTGGTAACACACCTATGGTTGGTCAATTGCCGCCAGTTGCGATAACATTGCAGAAACATGTGATGGAGCATATTCAGATTGCGGCTAAAGAGCAGGCTTCGGTAGCTTACATGCAGAAAGTTATGGGCAATCAAGGCGCGCCAGCTACTCCGGAAGAGATGCTGGAGATGGAGGCGATGACGGCACAATACGTTGCGGAAGGTATGCAACAACTCAAGCAACTGTCTGAGCAGATAGCAACAGGCGGACAAGAGCAAGGGCCTGATCCACTGATTGCACTCAAGCAACAGGAGCTAGAACTTAAAGCTCAGTCTGAGCAGGCGGATGCACAGCTTGATCAGACCAAGGTGCAACTCGACGCGCAGGCGCTTGAGATGCGTAACCGCCAGTTTGGCGAAAGGATTGAGGCACAAGAGCGGCAGACTGCGGCTCGTATTGATGCCGCAAGAGAGCGCGAATTTATTAAACAGCAGGGGCAATAACATGAAATCTAAAGTAAGCATTGTAACTAACACTCCGAAGGCGGCTCCAAAGGCCACTACTTACGCTGACATCAAAGGTCAGGGCCGTATTCCGTATGGCAAGACTGCGGACGTAAAGATACCTACTACCATGACTCGCATGACTGCTCGCGGCATGGGTGCCGCTGTTAAGGGCGGCGGTTACATGGGTTGTAAGTAAGGTGTCTGTTATAACGGGTTTTAATTTCGCTAACTTTGATTTCGGATTCCCAGATAACTGGGGCGAAATGACCGATGCCGAGAAAACGGCGTGGTTTACAGAAAGGGCTCGTACGGCGGGTAGCAATAACCCGGACGCTATTCCCCCCGCAGTCGGTAACGTAGATGATGGTCGTACAGGAACTGACGACCCTACAGGAACTGACGACCCTACTTCACAGGTAGATTCGGGATTAGGTTCTTTATTTACAGGTCAAAACGGGAAAGATGTCTACCGTGCCGATGAGCGTGGAAACATGGTACTCGTCGGTACCCAAGGAGCCCGAGGTCCTCTGTTTGACTTAGACAGTAATGAGGACGGACTTTTTGACGGTTATATTACTCCGTTACCCGCCGAACCTGTTAAGCCGGTCGAGGAGCCCGAGCCTTACGTTCCCCCGGTTTATGACCCCGTTTTCCCCGAGTACGCTACTAAGCCGGGTGGAACACCTATTTCTCCGGTTGCACCACAGCCAAACCCTTTCCTGACACAGCCTACTTCTATTGATTACGGGACGGGTGAGGACAACATGCCTCCCGGGTTTAAATCTACGTCAACGGGCCCCGTCACAATGGGTATGGTCAGCTACATCAACCCGAAAACAGGTGACAGGTGGACGGCTACGAATGGTGGCAACTATGACATGCCGGAGGGGTGGGAAGTAGACCTGTCGGGTCAAATGCAAGACGATGGTACGCAGTTTTCGTATGATGCGCCAAAAGCAACTGTTCAGCCTGTTAACGCAATAGCTCCGCCGCCGGTAAGTCCTTTTGCTAATCCGGTAGCGCCAGTGGCACAACAGGCCAGTCCTTTTCAATCGGGAATAGGGTCTTTTGTTCAACCCGAGGTAGTGCAACCTGTTTCTAGTGACCTGTTTGGTGGAGGATAGTTTTGCCTACAGTAAAAAACACCATTGCGAAGCTTGAGGCGCACGAAAAAGAATGCAGTCTAAGGTATGAGAATATAGAGAGGCGCTTAGAGTCTGGAGCCAAAAGGTTTGATCGACTTGAAATGATAATGTTCAGCATGTATCCGTTTATTATAAGCGCGATAGCTTTGTTTAAGTGGATGCCTGCGTAGGAGCTTAAATGATCGCAGAAATTTCCGCCGTAGTTGGGATACTCAAGGCGCTTAATGAGGGAATATCTACAGTAAAAGAGAGCGGCAGTCACCTTACAGGTTTGACTGGTGTTTTTGACGGCCTGACGAAAAGCAAGGCGGCTGTGGAGCAGATAGAGTCCGAAGTAAATGAAGGGAACCACCTCATCACTCAGGAGGAGGCTCTTCAGCTTGCTTGGGCTAAAAACGATATCCGAGAGAAAGAAAAAGAACTCAAGAAAATCACTCCACGGCAAGTATGGCGAGACATGCTGGCTATCCAGCACAAATCCCTTATGGAAGACAAACAACGCAGAGAGAAGGCTCGTTTAGCTAAAAACAGAGCTATTACCAAGCGAGACGAGATGGTTAAGAATGTCGTGGGGGTTTTGTTTATTGCCGTCCTTGGCGGAGCGTCTTGGTACGCTATTGAGGTTATGAAGGTGCTGGGTGAGTAATGGCTCCAAAAAAATTAGAGAAAGAAAGCAAATACTCAGAGTTTGATTTAGATCACGATGGCATTGTTACTGATGAAGAGATATCCCGTCACACAGAAATGGTCGATCAAACTATCCGAGAAGAAAAAGCCGACTCTCAGAGAAAGATGGCATGGGTGGCTATGGTTAGCATGTGCGTCTACGCGCTTCTTCCTATTATGCCATTTATACCAGAATCCAGATTAGACACTATAGCTTCATTAAGTGACATGCTTTTTCTAAGTCAAGCAAGCGTGATAGGCATGTTTTTTGGCGCAACAGCCTACATGACGAGGAAATAATGTTAGCGGAAATAGCCGCCGCCAACGCCGCGTTTCAAGTCATTAAAGGCGCTCTGTCAAACGGGCGCGAGCTTTACGATGTGGCAGATCAGGCGACCAAGTACTTCGATAGCAAGTCTGCGATAGCCAAGAAAGCCAACAAGGCAGGCGGAAAGTCAGAACTTGAATGTTTCATGCAGTTAGAAAAATTAAGAGAGCAGGAAGAGTGGCTCAAAGACTTTATGATCTATGCTGGCAGAGCCGACATGCATAAAGACTGGCTACAGTATCAGTCAGACTGCAAGCGTAATAGAGAAAACGCAGAGAGAATAAGAAAAAGAAAGAAAGCAGAGATGTGGGCATTGTTAATTTCTGCGTTACTGTGGGGTACAGGCATATTAGTTATTCTGCCTCTTGCTCTTTACATAGGCTTTAAGATATTTGGAGTTATCTAATGTTACAAGCACTAATCGGCCCAGTTTCGGGTCTTCTTGACAAGTTTATCGAAGATAAAGACACCAAAAACGCCTTGGCACATGAGATTGCCACCATGTCCGAGCGCCACGCTCAAGAACTCGCTAAGGGGCAGTTGGAGGTCAATAAGGTCGAGGCGGCATCAAAATCAATGTTTGTTGCTGGCTGGAGACCTGCTGTGGGCTGGGTGACTGTAATCGGCATGGCCTCAAATTATATCTTAATCCCAATGGGCAACTTTGCCTTGGCGGTTGCAGGGAGCGAGATAGCCATACCTTTACTACAGATGTCTGAGATGATGCCTGTGCTTTTAGGTATGCTGGGTCTTGGCGGTATGCGTACCGTTGAGAAAATTCAGAAAGTATCACGGGAGAAATAAAATGAGCGTTTTTAGCTGGTTTTCTTCTTTTTTTAAAAAAGAAACGTCTGCCGATGTTCCACGTGGAACATCTGAGCAAAAACCAACGGGCAAAAGAAAAAGAGCGCGTGATACCAAAGGAAGGTACTTACCCGACGACCCCACCACAAAAACCAACGAGGCTTGGGTTAATGGAAACTAGTGGTGAGGGAATTGCTCTAATAAAGAAGTTTGAAGGGTGCAAGCTAGAGGCGTATCAGTGCAGTGCGGGGGTCTGGACAATAGGGTACGGACACACCGCAGGCGTTGTTTCTGATGATGTAATAACACAGGAAGAAGCGGACTCTTTATTAAAGGAGGACTTAAATGAGTTTGAAAGATATGTACTTGATTATATCGACCCGGATTTGGATCAAAACCAGTTCGATGCGCTTGTGGCTTGGACATTCAATCTCGGTCCAAACAACTTACGGGAAAGCACTTTGCTCACTAGGATTAATTCTGGTGATTTTGAGGATGTCCCTCATCAGATAAAAAGGTGGAATAGAGCGGGAGGGAATGTCTTAGACGGTTTAATTCGTCGGAGAGAAGCGGAATCCCTGCTGTGGTTAGGAAAAGAGTGGTCACATATTTAAAAAGTTGGTAGCCCCGCCTGTATAAGATATGCTAGGATAAACTACTACTTTAAAAGACAATATGCGGGCATATAAGAATGGATGAGATACATACCGCGGAAGCAGTATTCCGGATCATTAGGGATAGAAGGCAAGGCATTGTAGATTTAATGATGTATGGCAATGTTAAGTCGATGGAGCAATATCGTGAGCTTATGGGCAACATGGAAGCCCTCAATCACGTGGAACAGGAACTAAAACACCTGCTAGACAAACAGGAGCGCAGTAATGACTGAATCAAAGATTGATCTTTCAGCCGCCCCGAGTGCATCTTTTCAGCTAGAAGCAGAAAAAGAACCAGCGCCCGAGGCACCCCCGAAAGATGCAGAAACCCTTCAAGATGCTTACGCAGAAAAACCTTTTTTGCGACCAGAAAACATTGGCGAAAGCCTTTTAGAAAGATTGCCTTCACCTACTGGCTGGAGAATATTAATTCTTCCATACCGTGGCAAAGGTCAAACTGAAGGTGGAATCTATCTACCTGATCAAATGATGGAGCAACAGCACGTTTCGACGCAAGTCGGCTACGTTCTAAAGGTTGGTCCTCTCGCCTACAAAGACCCCGAGAAATTCCCTACAGGTCCGTGGTGTGAAGAAAAAGATTGGGTAATGTTTGCACGTTATGCCGGATCACGTTTTTCGATTGATGGGGGCGAAGTTCGGATTCTTAACGATGACGAAGTTTTAGCTAAAATTCTCAGCCCCGAAGACGTTTTGCATTTTTAAGGAGTAGAATATGAGTAAAGAAAATACAGTAGAGCTAGATGTATCTGAGGTAGAAGACGTAGAAATTGAAGTAAGCGTTGAGGATGGTACCGAAGACAACACCGAATCTAGCGAAGACCAGTTTCAGAAAGCCGACACTTCTACGCAAAAGCGTATAGATCGACTTACTAAGAAAATGCGTGAGGCGGAGCGGCGTGAAAACGAGGCCCTTAGTTACGCTAAAAAAGTTAAAGAAGAAGCAGACACGATAAAGACTAGGATGTCTAACTTAGACACTCAGTACGTTAATGAGTACTCTACACGTGTTAACTCTCAATCTGCCGCGGCAGAAGAAGCCTTATCTCGTGCTATGGAGATAGGTGATACTAGAGCCGCAGTTGAAGCTCAGAAAGCTTTAACAGGTTTAGCGATAGAAAATGACAGGGCTCAACAGGCTCGTATTCAGCAAGAGCGTTATCAACGTCAAGTTGCCGCGCAACAACAGGCTCAACTGCAAGCGCCTATGCCGCAACAGCAGCCTCAACCTAAACGGCCTGACCCAAAGGCGGAAGATTGGGCGGCAAAGAACGATTGGTTTGGTCAAGACGAGGCTATGACTTATGCCGCGTTTGGAATTCACAAGCGACTTGTTGAAGAAGAACAGTTTGACCCTAAGTCAGATGAGTACTATACTGAATTAGATCAAAGAATTAAGGGAGAATTCCCTCATAAATTTGGTAAACAGAGAAACCGTAACGCCCAGACGGTGGCATCTGCTTCTAGACAAACTACAGGGCGCAGTGGGAAAAGACAGGTTCGACTCACCCCGAGCCAAATTGCGATAGCAAAAAAATTGGGTGTGCCGCTTGAAGAATACGCGAAATACGTGAAGGAGACATAAAATGAGTGATAATACAGAAAAGTTTGATGCACCCATCAAAAGGGCTTCTCGCGCTAGTACAGAAAGGGGCAAAAAGGCAGTGCGTAAGCCTTGGGCTCCCCCGTCAATGTTAGAGGCACCACCTGCCCCTGACGGATTTAAGCATCGTTGGATTCGTGCTGAAACCAGAGGATTTAACGATAGCAAGAACGTCAGTGCTAAAATGAGGGAAGGTTGGGAGTTGGTCCGTAAGGACGAATACCCCGATTTCGAGTCCCCCGTTGTTGATACAGGTAAATACGAAGGTGTTTTTGGAGTAGGCGGACTACTTCTTGCACGTATCCCCGAAGAAACTATTGCCGAGCGAACTGCCTACTTTAATGGCAGAAACCGCGATCAGTTGGAAGCAGTTGATTCAGATATGTTGCGAGAGAACGCACATTCATCCATGGCGATTTCAAAACCGGATCGTCAATCTCGTGTAACTTTTGGCGGCCCACGAAAGTGATGGCCGTTTACTTTTTAGGAGAAAACTGATATGGCAAATTCAAATACTGCCTATGGTCTTCGTCCTGTTGGTCTAGTCGGAAGCGGTGCTAACTCTACTGGTGTAACCCAGTATGAAATCGCAAGCGACAACACTAACGCTATCTACCAATATGGTTTGGTTGTACCTTTAGCGGCAGGCGTTATTGCCTTCGCTGGTGCTACCGACGGTGGAACCACACAAGCGTTAGGTGTACTGATGGGCGTAGAATACGTTGATAGCGTAACAAAGAAGCCGACCTTTATTAATTACTGGCCCGGTTCTAACTCTGTGAGTGTAGATACTAACCACAAAGTTAAAGCTTTTGTTGCGGATGACCCCATGCAAATCTTCAAAGTGTCTTCAGACGCAACACTGACAAATACTGCCACTGCACAAGCGGCTGTTTTTGCTAATGCTAGTCTGGGAACCTCTGCTAGAACGGGCGACTCAAATACTGGTGTTTCCAACTCTCAGTTGGGTGTAAGCACTATTGCAACTACGGCTACCCTGCCGTTAAGAATTGTGGGTATTATGGACGATCCGGGTAACGAAGATGTTACTGCGGCTGGTCTGCCGATGCTTGT